CCTCCGAGCTGAAGGCCAAGGTCGCCGAGCTCGAAGGCTCGAAGGCCACCGCCTCGAAGGAAGCCGCGAAGATCGTCGCCTCCTTCGGCACCGAGCCCGTCGAACTTCCGAAGGGCGACTCCCCGGTGAAGATGAGCAACGCCGACATCAAGGCCGCTTACCTCGCTCTCCCTGCTGGTCAGGCCCGCATCGCGTTCTTCAACGCGCACAAGGCCGCTCTCATTTCCCTCTAACCCTCACTCCCTAAAACACTACTATGGCTACCGTCCTCCCTACCGCTCCGGCTATCCTGTCTGACTACATCGTCCAGACTGTCGCCGGCAAGCTGCCCATCCTCAACAACGTCTCCGTCAACCTCTCGGCCTCCGTCGGCCGCGCGGGCAAAACCGTTTTCGTCCCGATCATGGGCAGCGGCGTAGCTTCGGAATACAATAAGACGACCAACAACCTGTCCGACGTGGACGGGGCCGAAATGACCTCCTCGAGCGTCACCTTGAAACACTTCAAGTACGTCGACGAGTTCTCGCCCCTGGACATCCAGGAGTACGGCATGCAGTACCTCATCAACGCTTACGCGAAGACCGCCGCTCAGGCCATCGTCGACAAGTGCTGGTCTGAAATCGGCGCCGTCTTCACGACCGCCAACTTCGCCACTGAAGAGATCGTCGCCCTCAATGACTTCGGTTATGACGACGTGACCCAGGCTCAGTTCCTCCTCGACTCCGCCAAGGCCGGCGAACCCCGCTCGTTCCTCCTCGGCAACGGCTACCTCAAGAGCCTCCGCAACTCGAACCAGATCGTCGGCTCCCTGAACCCGAACGCCAACACCATCGTCACCACCGGCAACGTCGGTCAGGTCGCTGGCATGGACATCTACCAGTGGAACCAGATCCCGAACGTCGAGAATCTCGCGGGCGTGGCCATGGGCCCGGATTCGCTCCTCGTGGCCACCGGTATCCCGATGGCCGAGATCGCCGGCTTCACCTCCAGCGTCGCCACCGCCGAGTCGGGTCTCTCCGTCCAGGTTCTCGTCGGTCAGGCTGAAACGGGCAACATCCGCTGCATCGCTCAGATCCTCATCGGCGCCAATAAGGGCCGTGGGACGAGTGCTGTCCGCTACGTCACCGCTGCCTAAGCGGCCTGACGTTCAAATCAAGGGGCTCCGCAAGGGGCCCTTTTTTTGTGCCTGTTTGCCAATGGCCGCAGGGTTATGAGTTTATACTCTGAGTTCCTGCCTGACGCGAAGGAGATGATCGCGGACTTCGGCGTGGCCGGGTCGGCCAACTCGGGAGCGATTACATTCGCTTGCCTTATCTCCGACCCCGCCGTGCAGACCGTGCTCGAAGCTGGGGGCTATATGGAGCGAACCCAGTACAATGTCCGCATCCCCGCTGCAACGGCCTCCTGGAGCCTTCCAGACGGGTCTACGGGGGCATCCACGGCCATCATCGTCGGCGGCGTCCCCATCGCCTCTCTCGCCCAGGGCAAGAAGATCGTGGCCGGCGGGAAGAACGTCCGCATCACGACCCAGACCTATAAGCCCGGGTCGGCGTGGGTCACCCTCGTCGTCATCGACGACAACCAGTAATGGCCTCAAAGGTTTCCATCGAGCCGAAGTCGCTTGCGGAGTTCGTGGAGGCCTGCCGCCAGTTCGCTAAGAACTCCGGCATCGCCATGCGCGACGCCGTGCTCGAGCAGGGCATGCTTGCCTGTCAGGACGCGGCCAAGTTCACCCCTCCCCTTCCCCGCGGCGGGGGCAACGGGCTTAGCTCTTCCGCAAAAAAGGCAGGCCTTAAAGCCGTGGCTGGAGACATCTCCAAAATCTTCGTGGCCGCAAACGACTCTTCAGCTCGTGGCGTTGCCGGCAACTTGGTCAACCAAGTTGCGTTTGCCGTGAAGACTGGCGACTTCGGAACATTTACTAGGCTCACTGACGGCGGCAAACTCTCCGGCATGCTCGGCCAGCGCAGCATCCTCTCGAAGATTGCAAACGACGCCGACAAGCAAAGGGCTTTTGCCAAGGCGAAGAACTTCCTCAACAGGGCCAACCCTGTAAAGAGCGAGTATGGCACACAGGGCTTCGTCCGAGACCTACGTCCAATCCATGATCAGGTAAAATCCCGCTTCGGGGGTCGAATCAAGAAAGGCCAGCGAGCAGTCTCTGCGAAACTCCTTGTCCAGGATAAGAACGAGCTGAAAGAATACATTGAGCGTCGCCAGCAAATGGTAGGTGTTATCAAGTCAGGATGGGCAAAGGGAATGGCTAGCCTGCCGCGCCTAAAAGAGCCTAACGGGCAGAAAGGTGAGCCTGGAGCCGAGTTACGTAAGGCCACATGGATTACCTCGCATTCAAGAGTTATTGGGACTAGCATAACGACCTTCACCGACAAGATCGCCGAAGTCTCCGTGACCAACACCCTAGGAAACATCAACGCAATCGCCGACGACGCGGGAGTCCTCGGCCTAGTCTACGGAAACCGCGTCAAGCAGATGCCCGCGATGATCCGTTACCGCATGCGAAAGCCCATCAACAAATTTAACCGCAAATAACATGGCCTTTACCAAATCCATTCGCCACATCGTCGAGGGCACGCTCGCGACCTACCTCACCGCCCAGGCTGGACTCGCCGGCGTGGCCATCCTCACGGGTGACAGCGCCGCGACCCAGACCCTACCCAAGGCCGTCGTGCTCTGCGACTCGGCCCGGGCTCCTGGCGACCTCCCCGAAGGCCTTGGCAACTTCGATTGCTCCGTCCGCATCACCCTTTTCTCGAACGCCGACGACACGACCCTGGCCGTCCACCGTGCCCGCTGCGCCGCCCTGTCCGACTGCATGCGGAGCGTGGGCCTGATCCAAGACGCCTTCGCGGTGACCGGCGATGCGCTCTGCTATGACGTGACCTATGTCTCCGAAGACGAGGGCATCGACGAGCGCTCCTGGGCGACTTCCTTTGCCTTCGACATCCTCACTTGCCTGAACCCCGAGTAGGTTGCCAATTAAAGCAGGAGTAAGATGAGCGAAGTAAACAAAGGCGTAGTCTGCCTCTACGGAATCGGCGCCGGCCAGGTTGCCTCCCTTTTTGTGCAGAGCTACTCGGTCAGCTCTGGATTCAACAACACCGGCACGGTGGTCAATGAGTCCGGCCTGACCGTGACGGCCCGTTACGACGACCGACGCTCCGAGATCACCGTCGAGGGCGTGGCCAAGCTCACGTCCGTCCCGCAGCTCGGCGCGACCCTATCCTTCACCGCGAAGACCGCCTCGGCTTACCCCGGCGGCTCCGCTTCGGTCAGCTTCTCGGGCGTGATCACCAAGGTCGACGACCGTGGATCTAGTAAAGGTTTCGTCAGCGTCTCGGTCACTGCCGAGTCGTACGAAGAGATCACCTACTAATTGACACCCCCGAAAGGGGCGTAGTCTGGTGGAGTGGACAGGCGCTTCCTCAATAGCCAGGTAGACCCTGCCCCGTTCAAGTTACTAGGCAGGACTCTTTACCCGTGGTGCCTCAAGTACCGCGTGCGCCTGCATGCGTTCGACTCCCCACTGGTGACAGGTGATCGCGGCATTACGCCCGCAGACTTATTGTTTGCATGTCAGGTATGCGCTGAAGAGACGCTCGGTAATGTAAGCATAATCGACAAAGCCAGAATTGTTTACTTATCCAGTAACCCTTATCGATTTGAGGCGCTCGTTAAAGCCTTCTCAGGTTACATCTTAATCGACAACTGGCCAAAGTTCTGGGAGCAAGATCAGAAGAAGAGCGGAGGAAGCAAGGGCCTCCCGTATCCGCTAGCCATCGTCGCAAACCTAGTGGCCAACGGCATCGACGAAAAGCGTGCCTGGGAGATGCCGGAGTGTCAGGCCATCTGGATGAACGCGGCCTTTGCCATGCGCAAGGGTGTCGACGTGGCGATCATGTCCCCGGAAGAGGAGGCCTACATCGAAGAGCAGCTGAAGGCCGGCGAAGGGGAAGCCCCCGTTGCCAATCCCGCAGGGTAAAGAGCCCATGTCCCAAGACCTTACGTTAAAAGTTAAGACGGACTCTGACGTCCCGGACGCCATGAATAAGGCGAAGACGGCTGTCTCTGGTTTCGACAAGCAACTTCAGGACATCCGCAACAAGTTTGGAACGTCTTTCAAGGACATCTTTTTGTCGGCCCTAGGCCCTAT